CTGACATAAGCAAATCTACCTGTTGGGTCTACAGCTATTCCTCGAGGATTAGTTCCACTAGCAATTGCAGTTGTAATACTAGTTAATGCGCCAGTTGATTGGTCAATACTAAATTGGCTTACTGTATTGCCAATAGAATTCGTGGCATAAACAAACCTACCTGAGGGTTCTACTGCCACATATGTCGGAAAACTTCCAGTAGCAACAGTAGTCGAAGTATTAACCAATACACCTGTACCTAAATTTATTATTCTTTCGGGTACTACTGTAGGGTAAGGACTTTGTAAAAATTTTCCATATAATAAATTGCTACTTATTGAATTAGCACCTGATAAATTACCTGATAAATTACCTGATATATTACCTGCTGTAATATTACCAGTAACTGTTAGAGATGTTAATGTACCAACACTTGTAATATTAGGTTGTGCAGCAGTGGTTAAAGTACCGGTCAAGTAGTTAGAACTTACTAAGTTACCACCTGATATATTACCTGCTGTAATATTACCAGTAACTGTTAGAGATGTTAATGTACCAACACTTGTAATATTAGGTTGTGCAGCAGTGGTTAAAGTACCGGTTAATAAAGTTGATGATAAAGTGCCTGTACCCACATCGAAAGCTAATACAGAATTTGCATTTAATGCACGGTTAGCAGTACTACTACCGTTTACAAATGGTATATAATAAACTCCCGTAGTTTGTGCGGTTACTACTCCAAAATCACTAACATTAGCATATTCTACACTTAAATTAGTTACACGGGTAGTACTAGTTACTGTTAAAGGAGCAGTACCGGTAGTTACATTGGAAGTCAATGTACTAGCCACTACCCCATTAGTAGCATTAAAATTATTAGCATTAGTATTTCCTGTTACTGTTAAATATCCTGCTACATTTACGCCGGTACCTGTAACTACAGCAATATTTGCATTACCTACCGCACTTAAATTTATGTTTCCATTAGCAGCAGGAATACTGATATTGCTGTTACCATTGGCAAATGGTCCGATAATATTACCTGAAACAGTCAAATTGCCGGCAACTACTGCCACTCCGGTTGAAAAATTACTAATAAGGTATCTAGTTACTGAAGTGGAACCATTATTTACGACATAAACAAATCTACCTGTGGGATCAACTAATATTCCTATTGGTAAGGATCCACTAGCAATTGCAGTTGTAATACTAGTTAATGCGCCAGTGGATTGATTAATACTATATTGGCTTACTGTACTGCTAGCATAATTTGTTACATAAACAAATCTACCGGTGGGGTCTGATGCTATGAAATTGGTACCATTTCCAGCAGCAATTGCAGTTGTGATACTAGTTAATGCGCCAGTTGATTGATTAATACTATATTGGCTTACTGTATTATCATTAAAATTTGCGACATAAACAAACCTACCTGTTGGGTCTACTGCTATACCTCGAGGTGAGGCTCCACTAGCAATTGCAGTTGTAATACTGGTTAATGCACCAGTTGATTGATTAATACTATATTGGCTTACTGTATTACTAGTAATATTTGTGGCATAAACAAATCTACCTGTGGGATCTACTGCTATACCTCGAGGTGAGACTCCACTAGCAATTGCAGTTGTGATACTAGTTAATGCGCCAGTTGATTGATTAATACTATATTGGCTTACTGTATTATCATTAAAATTTGCGACATAAACAAACCTACCTGTTGGGTCTACTGCTATTCCTACAGGATTAGTTCCACTAGCAATCGCAGTCGTAATACTAGTTAATGCACCGGTTGATTGATTAATACTATATTGACTTACTGTATTACTAGTAGAATTTGTTGCATAAACAAATCTACCTGTTGGATCTACCGCTATTCCTTGGGGATTAGTTCCACTAGCAATCGCAGTTGTAATACTAGTTAATACACCGGTTGATTGGTCAATGCTAAATTGACTTACAGTGTTGCCAGTATAATTTGCGACATAAACAAACCTACTTGCTGAATCTACCGCTATTCCTTGGGGACCAGCTCCAGTAGCGACGGTAGGCGAAGTACTAACCAATACACCTGTACCTGAATTTATTATTCTTTCGGGTGCTATAGTAGGATAAGGACTTTGTAAAAATTTCCCATATAATAAATTGCCACTTACTAAATTAGCACTTACTAAATTAGCACCTGACAATTGTGATGCACTACCACTCATCGAAATATTGCCATTTGCGGCTAAAGTAACCGTTCCAGTAGGGCTAACATTAAATTGACTTGTACCACCAACCTGTAAATCTAGTAAAAGACTACCGCTTGCACTGGCAGTATTTGTAATATTTTCTCTAATACCAGTGAATATTACACTACTGTTATTCCAAGTCTGAGTAAATGATACAGGTGCTGTAGCAGTAATGATGCCACTAGCAACACTTAATCCAGTTAATGTACCAACACTAGTAATATTAGGTTGTGCAGCAGTAGTTAAAGTACCTGTTAATAAAGTTGCTGATAAATTTCCAGTTGCTGCATTAAATGATAAGTTAGCATTTGATCCTAATGCATAATTAGCAGTAGTATTACCATTTGCAAATACTGGATAAAAGGTGCCGGTTGTTTGAGTTGTAACAACTTCAAAATCACTTACATTAGCATAGTTTACATTTAAATTAGCTACACGAGTAGTACTAGTTACTGTTAAGGGAGCAGTACCTGTAGCTATATTAGAAAATAGTCTAGTAGCGGTAACAACTCCAGTAGCATTAAGATTTCCTACATTGGCGTTACCATTTAATGTTAATATATTATTTACATAATCCCAAGTAAAATCAGAATCACCAGACAATAGATTGTTATTATTAAATTGAATTGTTGTATTAGATCCGCCGGCTGCACCGCCCCCGCTACCTCCAAGAGCTGAAACAACTCGGCCCCCGCTAGTATATGTCGAGTATCCTGTAGAATTTACAGGAACAGTTAACGAAGGATCTGAATATAATGAAAAAGTATTAGCAGTAAGAACATTAGCATAATAACTATTGCCATTAACTTGAGTCATTCCTACTACATTCGTAATAGTAATTGACAAGCCTTTAGTAAAAGAATTATTTGCTGATGTAGTAACTACTGCCGGATTGGCTTTGGTTATATTACTAATATTTGCAGTAATTACCCCTTTAGAGGCCCAACTTAAATTACCTGCACCATCAGTTTCTAATACATAACCAATAGCACCGCCATCGATTTTAACATTACTGACATCACCTAATGTGATTAATCCACCGGCACCTCGACCTCTATTAATCCAGTCTGTACCATTATAAGTAAGTAGTTGACCATCAGCAACGGTAGAACTATTAATGTCTAAATTTCCAGTAGCACCGGTTATTTGATTAAAATCAATGTTAGAATAAGAAGTTAATACTTCGATATTTTCATTAGGATCGGATTTACCTATAAAAAGCTGTTTAGCATCTGATGCCCAACCAAATTCTGCTTCATCTAGCTGGGGTAAATCAACGATATTACCTGATCGTTGCTGTATTTTGCTGATCTGTATTATAGCCATAAATGTAATCTTCTCAATTACATTTATTTATCACAAATATCAGATGAATTGCATGTAGTACTGTTCTACTCGGTTAAACCATTTGTCTGTATAAACATCAAAATCAGTACCTTCAAGAACAAATTCTTGATATTCGTTAGCTGCTGAACACATAAAAATAACGCCTTTACGAATTTTTGTACCATATAATTCGTTGTGTGCATTAGCATATGCTGCCAATTGTACAAAATAGTCTTCTATCCATTCACGTTTTTTAGGCTTATTTGTTTGTTTGTGGTCCATAATAGATTCTGAACCTTCATGTAACCCTACCAAGTCTGTCGTACCTGCATAAATTTTAGGAAAATATAGCGTTACTTCTGTTCCCCAAAATTCATTACATTTACTTAGACCTTGATCAATAATTGACCTAGCCATTTGATGACTTTGAATACTGTATGGATTAGTACCTGGTTCGCCCATTGCGCCGGTTTTAATATAATCCTCAAGCCATTTATGCATTCTTGTGCCACGGCCCGCTGCTTCTGTAGTAATTTCTTGTGCTTTGGCATGTCCTACACGCTTACGCCAATTAGCTAATGCTTGTTTACTTTCTTCTGATTTTGTTGCGTCTAGAATAGTTGTTACACTAGGCAATTTTTCTCCATCGGGAGTTGCATAACGGCGTTTGCCCTCAACTTCTACCCTAGACATAGAAATATAATTAAATTTATCAGGTTTATACATTATTTAAATCCAAGTAGAGTCTATGGGAACAGGGTAAGCATCTATTTTACTGTATTCTAGTAATGTCATGAATTTTCCATCTATTGGTGTTATTTCATCGTATTCTTTAATTAAATAATTGTATATAAAATCAGCTAAAGCAATCTGCGCCTCGGGACCATCATGTCCGCATGGTAATGCAGGATAAAGACCCGCTACTTGGTAGAAGTTGAGATTAGTAATGGGAGTTTTATTTAAATATTCCAGTGTATTTGGAAATTTATGTGCCAATAAAGAGGTGATATCTTTTTCATTACATGAAAAGAACGAAGACAAATAAGGTACGTGTCTAGATTTGAAAAGACTATCTAGTGACAATCTATATAAAATTGTTTTTCTGTGAAAGTCCTCTTCAGACCAATTATCAAGTAAAGAATACTCTGCATGATTCTCAGGTTTGTCGGTAGGAAGCTTAATTCCAACATACCCAGCTTTTTTCCTATAATATTCTTTATTCCATATTTCTCGACGCCAATATTGAGACCAAGCTATTATGTATAACGGTTTGTTGTTATTAGGGAGGTCCTCAAAAAAATATTCATATGTTCTTCTGTGGATAGTATCGTTACCTGAACCTTTTATTGCTAAATTTACAACAGGTACTTTTAACTTGTTTGCTAGTAAGGCAGGCCAACCCTGTTCTTTAGGATTGTCTAATCCTTGACAATATGTCCAACTGCAACCATTTACTACTAAGTGAGTGATATCTATCATACTAAAATTTTATATTCTAAAACTTTCGCCACAACCACAACGATCCTTTTCCTGAGGATTAATGAATTCAAACCCTTCATTTAACCCGTGTTTTGCGTAATCTACAATTAAGCCATTTAAATATACTATATCTTTAGGACTTACCCAAATCATAATATCATTAGACTCATATACAGCGTAGGTAGCATCTGGTTGATCTATAAATTCTAGAGTGTAAGCTAATCCACTACAACCAGTAGTTTTCACGCCTACTTTAATTCCTAGACCCTTTCCTCTTTTTTCTAAAAAATATTTTATTTTATCGGCTGCAGTGAGAGTAGCGCTTATCATTTTTGCATGTTGGTAACAGCTTGATTTGCCATTTGTTTAACAATTTGTTTACCTTGTTCTTGGTCAGGAGCTTCAGGAGAATTAATATTTTTAAATATTATTTTATCTGATTGGATGTTACTAATTATTTTATTAAGTGGTGGTTTTTTAATCATTTTGTATAGATCAGTTTTATCCAATACTATATCATATTTTTGAAGGTATTGCAATAGTTCTTCGGTAGTCATATCAGGATCAGTTTCACCATTTAATAAATCGGTGTGCAACTGATCCGAAACTGCAATTAATTTTACTAATAACGGGTCTGAACTATATATTTCAAAGAGGCGCATATTTACCTCTTTGCTCGACCAACTCCAGCAACAGCTTTTGGCTCAGGAGCTTCGATTTCTTCCTCTTCAGCACCTAAATCAGCGCCCAAATCAGCTCCCATTTCTGCACCTAAATCGGCACCAATATCTGCGCCCATTTCTGCATCATCAACAGGTGGCTCATTAAATGCCATACCCGCATCTTGTCCAGTTAAACCACTAACTGCGGATTTCAATCCTGCCATTGACTCTTTTAAAGTAGCACTTAATGCGTCTAACTGCTGAGTCACTTGTTCGTTGAAAGTTTGGCTTTCGTTAACTCCAATCTCGCTTTCGATACTTGTTACTAATGCAGGTAATTCTTTGACTTGCATTTGCCCTACATCTTCTAGCATTTTTTGAACGGTATCTACTAAATCCTGTGCGGCTAAGTAAACTTGTGATTCTTCTATTTTTTCATTCTCTACTACAATTCTTATAGAAGGCTTTGACATTAATTGATTATGATGAGTAACCAAAGCTTGTTCCATAAACACCAATTTCATGTAAGATGGATTGGACTGGTCTTTGTAAAAATCAGGTGCTTGTTTAGCCTCATTAGCCAATGAGCGTACTTTCTTGAGCATTGCTTTAGTTTCTATCAATGACATTTTGTTAAGGTTAAATGCCATTTTATAATTTTCTTTCAATGCTTGGGTAGCATTAACTTTATTGTTTAAGTCGTTTAATCTCATAGTTTTTGATTCCAAACTTTATATAGTATTTATCTTGTTGGCTATTTATTTTGTTCTTTCAGCAAATTGTTGTGTTTGCCAAATTTTAGAATCGTTAAGATATCTATCAAATTCTTTTAACATATGCTTTCGTTTTTCTTGTTCTTCTGTTAATTTAGCCAAATAAATTATTTTTGAATTCAAATCTTTAGTCTTTTTTATTAATTTTTTATGCATTTCTATCGATACATCTATCCCGGTTATCATGCGGTCTAGATGAGCAATTCTATTAGCTGTTTGAATCTTATTTCTTTTATCAAAAATGCACCAAGTAATAGCATGTTTTGTTGAAGAAAACAATAAAGAGTCATCGTTATTTTTACTATTAACTATACAACCTTGACCGTGATTAGATAAAGTATATATGTTAAATACTTGGTAGGAGCCATCGTCATTTCTAAAAATAGAAATCCCGCCTGCTCTGTTTAAAATTTCTTTGGACAAGAAATTTGTTATTTTATCTAGTGCCTTTTTATCATCCATGCTGTATAGTAAAAAATATATTTCGTAGTTCAGGTGAAGTGTCTAAAAAAGATGGAAGTTTATTCCATTCAGTTCCGCATAATATCATAGGAACACCGTCACAATCACTGTATAACGCTCCTAATTCAGTCACACCATCATCAAACACACTAGGATGTTGTACATCAAAGTCAAATGTCCAACATGGGTATAATTCATCTTCAATCTGTTCAAATAAAAACCCAAAGTTCTCAAAATTGTCAAATCTAATTTCTATTAGAGAAGGCACATTAATTATTTCAGGTTGTGATCTTAACGATATAACTTGTAATACTGTATCAAAATTACATTGGGTATTTCTCTTTATTACCCACTCATTCAAATCTTGACCTTCATTGGGTTTGGTTCTATTTAATACTCCAGTTTGTGTAATATCAAATAATGTGTAACAAGAAATTCTATAACTCATACACATATTTATAATGGTAAAAAACCCGAGAATAAATCTCGGGTTTTTATATACTGAACTAAAATTAGTTTGTAAATGTAGCTGTTGCACCGCCAGTTGTTGTATTAGCAACTGAAGCTGCTGTTAATGCTGCGTTAACCGCAGCAACAACATTAGCGCTAGCACCTAATGAATTGTCTACTGCCCATGCACCTGTTGGGTACACTGCGAAAGCCAATGAGTTTGTGCTTGCATCGTTGTACTCATAGATATAAACAGTAGCTAGTTGCTGAACTGTTTGTATAATGAGGTTAACTTGAGTTGTACTGAATGTTGTGCCACTAGCTGCTGAAATTGTGAAATAGTCTAGCTTTGGGCCTTGTGGCTGAACTGATACGTTAGCTGTTACTGCATTAACTGCACCGACTGTATAAGCAGGTGAGTCATAGTTCATTACTGGTTGAAAGTCACCATGTGTACGGGTAAATTGTGCCATTTTAAAAATTCCTTATGTTTGTTGAGACCTACTGTCTCATACAATTATTTATGCCAAATTAAAAAAATACCGATTTTGGTTACGCTCTTCCAGCTAAATTTTGTCTACTGAAACCCATTCTGTCTACAAACTTAAGCCCATTAGAAACGAACCCTTCTTGGGTTTGCGTACCATCTTGTAGATATCCTTTTACAGGGCTAGCTTCAGCGGCGGTATTTAATTGCTGAACTATATTCATCTTAAGATTGTATATATCTATCCATATAGTAAATGCACCAATCAACCCTTCTTTATTAGCTTCTAAATGTTCATCTATCTTGGCTCGCATCTTATCAGTCATTGGTCTAGAAGAAACAAATTCCATAAATCCTTCTAGCAAATTATTTAAATCTCCTTGAACGATTCGTTTATTGACATAAACTGTAAACAATTGATTAAATGTATTTCTAGCTTGAGGAGCAGTATTCATTAACTGTTGAACTGCTTGACCGTATTGAGTAATATCTTGTTTAGCTTTAGCTAATAGTTTTTGGTCTACTTTTAAAGTAGGAGTAATAGGCATCTTACTAGGAATAATAGCAACATTACTGTTATTTTTTAGTTGACCTATTGTGCCATCTAATGGCGCCGCAGCATCGGTGTTTGGTGCTTCAGGTTCTATATACTGATGCACTGCTATGCCAGCGGTTTTACCTGTCATTAATTTACCAGTTTCGCTGTCAACATCTACTGTATATGTTATGCCGTTAGGGTTAGCTTTAAATTTGTATAAACCATTATCGTCTTTCAATGGTTGGCTAAACAACAAGTCGCCCCAATAATACCCCTGAGTACCAGCACTTGCTTTTTCTAGCCCAGGCCATATCTCTGCCATTAAATTATGTAGGCCAGACCGGTCTACCTCACGGGCTAAATCATACTCTCTAAATTGTTTAGGACTATAAACTTGTCTTCCCGTGCCGTCTTTTTTATTAAACATATGTTTGTCCATGATACTAAATCTACCTTTAGAATCACGGCCAAATATAAGTGCAGGATAACCATCCCACTTAATAGAAACTGTTTTTGGATTTGAAACTGTTTTTACAATAGCATCTACCGCTTTTTGAGCACCTGCAACATCTCCCAAAAATATCAAATCTTCAGGATGATCTAAATGACCTTTATCTTCAGTCAACGGCGGCAGAGATAAAGTCTCTAACTTACTTTTAAGTAAAGCCAAAGACTCAGAAAGATTCATTTTTGACCCCAATACTTTACCGGTTTCTTTTTATTTTCTGTTACTTTTGATGCCCATGAATCGCTAGGTGCATTATTAGCCGGCGCCGCAGGAGCTGCTGCAGGACTACTAGCGGGTTGCTGAGTAGGTTGGGGTTGATTAGGTTCTTTAGGTGATGTATCTTGGGCATATGATACAGCATACAAATCATTTGCTAATTTTGTAAGTGCTGCTTTACCCTTGTCTTTACTATAAGTATCTTCTACATTTTTAATTAAACTCTTAATATGATTAACTGAATTAGCATCACCAAAGCTAGTACCAACCATATACTGTTTGACCCATTTTGTCAAAAATTGAGATATGGTTTCTACCCCTGTTGGTGTGGGTGCTGCTGTTGGTGTGGGTGCTGCTGTAGGTGTGGGTGCTGCTGTAGGTGTGGGTGCTGCTATTGGATCAGCCTCACCTATAATGCTTTCAAAAATTGCATTTAATTTATCATAAGTTGAACTTTCGCTAAACCCTGCTCGGCGCATTTGTGCAATCTGTGCGGGTGTCCTTTTGTCTGCTGCAAAAGTTTTTTTGGTTGGTGGAGGCATATTAGCCACCCTTTTGTCTCTAGCTACATTGTTCTGCATAGACTTTATTTGCATGGCATGTATTGGAGTATTACCAATGGTAGGTCTACTTGGAGGAGCTGTTGTAGGTGCGATAGAAGGTTTAGATGCTGCTGGTGCAGTAGGTGTAACAGGCTGTGCTTCCGGTGCAGCTGGCTGTGTAGCAGGCTGTGTAGCAGGCTGTGCTGCTGGTGTTACATTTGTTGTTATTCTACCACTAGCGATACCTGAATTTAATGTAGCACTTGCACGGCCTAAAAAGTTTTGAAGAAACTTTTCTTTAGCCATTTTATCTTGAATGGACATTGCACCTTCAGGTTTACCGGTTATTCTATTTCCTAACTGCTTTGCAGCAGCCGCGCCGTAATCACCAATCCAATTACTTAAAGCCTCTTCTAACCTACGAACTTCATCATCAATACTACGGCGCTTCATGATTCTTCCTTATGCTTTTAGCAAATCTATTTTGATCTTTTCCCTTTATAGCACTTAAAAGTTTACGCTCCAATACTTCAGAGGTATTCTTATCATAATGTTTATTAATCAATTCAATTAAATTAATTGCACTAGTGATAATATTATGAGCCCTATTTTCTATAACATGTGTCATATCACGGTTACTTCCAATAGATTCTAGTTCTTCCAAAAGGCTACGGGTTTTCTTTTGCATATATAATATATCCTAATACTATTTATGCCCATTTAATAATTATTTCTTTAATCCGTTCAATATGCCCTTTAATCTAGATTCAGCAGTAGTTGCTATAACTCTTTTACTTTCAGGCTCTACTGTAGAATGTACAATGTCATTTACTGTAGATTGTGTTTTAATTTTATTAATAATATCGTTAGGAGTAGGAGCGGGTGGTCTATATGTATTAGCTTCAGGATCGGGGTCGGTAATTCGCAGTGTTTCTACATTAAACTCTAATTCGATTTTTTGACCTACGCCACTACTGCTTCTAGTTTTCATTAATTGCAATTGATATTGACCACGCTCACGCATACTGCGACTTGTAAAAATACCAAATACATTATCTGCTGTATTAATTTTACTAATACCACCACTAATATGACTATGATCAAATTCAATTTCTTCAACCGCACTACGGTTCAATTGACTCGCCGTTACGAACAATACATTTAATTCTTTTGCTAAGTTACGCAATTCTTCTGAGACATACTTGTCCTTAACAAACAAATCTGAAGGACTTACCTTTGCACTAACAGGCATAAGCAAATCCAAATAATCTACACATAAAAAGTCTATTTTAACTCCTGTCTGTATTTGCAATTCTTTACAATATGCTCGCAAATCGTTAACTGTACTTTGTGCAGGCATATATTTGATGCGTAACTTGCCTGCCTTTTTGGCAAGCATTTTGATTTTCATTTCAACATTGTCAATATCTTTAAAGATATCTCGACTACTAGTATCAGTCATCATGCTATCTATACGCATACTACACAGACCTTCACTAAGTTCTAATGTAATATAAGCTCCATTCAACCCTGCTTGAGTCCAATTTACCGCAAGATTTTGCATGAATAAACTTTTACCAGAACCCGATCCCCCGGCGAAAATTTGCAATTCGCCCCTATTAAATCCTCCATAAAGTTTTTGATCCATGCTAGGCCAACCTGTACTATTCTGTCCATTATTACTTTTAAGCTGAGAAAGTCTAGCCCTAGGGTCAGCAAAATAATCTGTACCCATGTCTTTTTGTAAACTAATTTGCACGGCATCTTTAATTAATTTTTCAACTGGACCAAAATCTCCCTTCTCTAACAAGTCAGCACTTTTAAGAATTGCTCTTTCTAGCTCTTGCCTTTTTGTGAATTTTTCAAATTCATCTAAAAACCAGTCATAATGCCCATCATCAAGTTCAGGAATAATATCTACAGATATTCCTGTAGATGCTTTGATTTGCGTAGGATCAGGCATTATATTATATTTTTTACTGTGCTCAACTAAAAAGTCTGCTACAGGTTTTAAATTGCGATCAAAATTACTAGAATTCATTATATTCATAACTCTAGTATATAATTCTGCGTTAGTAACCATCATACGCAAAAACAATAATTGCATATCATTATTATATTCGTTGCTCAAGTTTTCTCCTTTGAATTTCTATTTTGACTCTATTACTAGTAGCACATTGTAAAATACTTAACAATGTAGGTAGTTTACCATATTTTACTACTGCATCATTAACATCTTTTACATCAGAATCCCATTTTGGAATACTAACACTATATCCCAACTCTAAAGCCCTATTACAAGTTTCTAATCCAGTTTTATCACGATCCGGAACAAAAATAATTCGTCTGTTTAATTGGCTTAATAGTTCTACCTGATCATCATTGATTGTGTTATGTGTCAACGCACAACAATTCAAACTCAATGCATCAAAAATACCTTCTACCAATATACAAACTTCATACTCAGGCTTTTGAAAATCAATACCAAATACATAACCCGACTGTTGTTGATTTATATATTTAGGTGTTTTATTATCTAAGAAACGACTAGTGTAACCTACTACTTTATTTTCATAAGTATAGGGAATGATTATTCTATTGCCTTGCCGCCCCTTTGCATTTGGAGTAATTATGAATGGATAATCACTAACATTTATGCCCCTAGATCGTACATAATCAACATATACTTTGTGTGAGGGATTTTTAGTATCAAGTATTTCACCCTCAGGTAAAGTTTCTTCTTTAAATTTAATTTTTTTCTTAGATTTTTTGATCTGTATAAAATCTAATATATCTTTTTTCTGTAGACTTTCTAAGCTCCAACGCTGTATTTGAGACTCATCTATACCACACCATTGTAAGAAATTTTTTGTATTTTTTGTAATACTTTTTCCTAAAGTGAACCCGCACTTGAACCCACAATTAAAGCAATGCATACTCCAGTTTGGTCCATCGATTCGTAGACCAGCACGACCTCTTTTATCTGCTTT